AATTTATCAGCATCAGATGCTTTTAAATCAAACTTTGCATCTTCAACTATTAAATTCTGAATCGCATTTAAATCACTACTAATACCAAGAAGTGATGAATTGATACCCTTAAAAACTTCTGGGCTAATAAAACTATTTGCTTCAACAACAGTTACTCTTTCATCTATCTCAACTAAACCCTTCTCTAAAGAACCTATTCTTATAACCGCTTTCCTTTGATGCCCAGCGAGCATAGATCTCTTATAAGAAGCAGATTCACTAGGACTCCCTCCTTCTCCAAAAAAACGATTTCCTGATACTTTCGCCATTAGTTTTGCTGATTAGCCTTTTGGTTTTCTTCTTCAATATATGCCTTTAATAAACTAAGGTAAATCTCGCGTTCCCACGGGATCATATTTTCAAGATCACTTAAGCTATATTTATGATGCTGCATGAGAGCGAAGTTGATCCTGTAATATGATACAAGATCCTCATGCAGCATCGCTAGTTGAAAAAAGCTGCTAGCCCCTCTACAGTTACAGTATTCTCAACTCCAGTATTAGGATTAGTTACTTTAATCTCATGCTTAAGTTTAGGCATAGTAGTAAAGAACCTCTCCAATTCTTTAAACTGCTTAGATCCAAGTTGCTCTAAGAATTCTTTCATCTCCTTCTTAGTACAATCTGCTCCTGTCCAAGTCTCTTCCTCATTAAATACCATATCAACACAACCAGCAATCATATCAAACGATTGATCAAAACTAGCGTTATCAACATCAAAATTCTCTTTAATAAATTGTTCCAGCGAAGGATACGCCATCCTCAGTGTCAAATTCTCATCTAGTTTAATATCCTTAGTATGATCTGGATCATGCATCACTTCTATTTCATCTAGATTAACAGTAACAGCAACTACTGTCTCACCATCATCAAGACATGTAACATTAACATCTACAGTTTCGCCAACTGACTTACCCCTAACATTAAGGAATAGATATTCAATATCAAATGTTGATAACTTATCAATCTTAATACCTCTAGAAAGAATACAGTTAGTTAAGACCTGTTTAACTGCTCTAGCAATATCTTTAATCTCCTGAGACTCCATTGCAATAACAAGAAGTTTCTCTTCCTTAACTAAAAAAGGTCTATATTTAATCTTCTTTCCTGAAGATGGGAGCACCATTTCATATGTTGGTGCATTAATCTTTGGTAATGGCATAATTTATAATAGAGTAAGTTTATTTAGATGTGTTTCCTCTTATTATACCACAAAGATACTTAATAAGAGATTTAGATGCACTTCCTTCTAATTCATCGAACATAAACATGTTAAGACGAAATGCATAATTTGCCTCAACTATTATAGCGTTCTGCTGTGATACAGTAATCGGCAATGTGTCAAGTGTTGTTCTATACGAGATCTTAAATCCTTTAGTGTCGGAAATCTCAGGGAAATCATAAAATTCCAATCCTTTACCTGTCAGATTAAGAACCTTCTCTGCAATACCAGCAAGGATCTGACCACCTGAAAGATCACCCATGTACCTAGTGTAATGATGACCCACAAGAAGTTCAGGATCTTCATCTGCTACCTCACGAATACGATTGACATATTGTTGACATCCTTCAGATGGGAAAATTGCATTTCTCCATCCTTCTCCATAAAAATATTCACAATCTCTCTCTAATGCAGGAACACGCTCAAGAGATTTGTAATAAATCTTTCCAACAACAGGATGATTTCTTAATCCATATACTGAATCTTCTAATGCTCTGTATACAAAATAAAAATTAGCCATAAGTTTCCTATACTGTTCTTCACTGACTACTCCTCTAAGGAATCCAGATACAAATCCAGTATTCTCTGCCATACTATGAGACTTTTTAGTCCCTTCTTTCAAATCTTTCGCAAATTCCATATATCTTATAAAGATTTCAATGTATTATATATGAAGGTTATTTCTCCCTTGAATCAGGCGAAGAATGTCTTTGAACTAGGTCGTCCAATATGTCTTAACATAAGATCCACCTGCATCAACAATAGCCTCAGCAGCCTCAGCTGCTTGACGGGCTTTTGTTGCATCATCAGTACCAGTACCATCATTAGGGGTTTCATTATTTGGGTGTGGAACTATTTGTATTGGGGTTGATTTGTTTTTATCAGTGCCGCCAAGATTTAAGGGATCTACATCAGACTCAGCTGCATGACTAATAGTAGTATCAGGTATTCTACGATCAAGAGATGTTATCTTACCAAAATAATAACGATCATATGCAAATGTTACTTGACATTCAAGAACACTATTACCATCATACTGAACAGGCATAGATGAAACATTAACTGGAAAAGCATTAAGGAATGTATATTCTACACTTTTAAAATGATCCTTATTAAATTTCTGTATCCGCATAGTATCAACTTTATACTGACTAGGATACTTCATACGATGATAATAAGCAACATGAGATGGATCTGCCCTTCCACCTTGATCTGTCATTGATCCTGAAGCTATAAATTCATGCCACATTTCAAAGAATTTTAAGGTTCTATAATCACTATCAACATAAAATGTCATAGAGGTATCAGTATAAACCCGTGAATGAGCAAATTTCTCAACTATACCCATCCTATTACCTTCAATCTGTGCCGTAGCAAAAGAAGTTGCAGGTAACTCTGCACTATTACACAATAAACCAAGATCTCTAGTAATAAAATGATTACTAACAGAAGGTTCATTCGTTCTAATATAACCCCTAAGTTCTTTTAATCCGCCAAACCCGCTAAAAAATACCTCATAGTGATTTGTAGTAGCAACCTTTTGAAACAAACTACGAATTGATTCCGTTGGTTTGACTCTTGGGTAACTTAAATAAGAGGCCATCAATAAATACCTTATGTGATCGTTATAGAATGTATGGCTCGCTCAGGAAGATTTAAACCTTCTAATATCACAAAATACCGTGGAGACTATCGTAACATTATTTATCGTAGTTCCTGGGAAAAAGTTTTCATGCACTATTGTGATAAAAACTCCAACATTATTGAGTGGGGTAGTGAAGAAGTTATTATTCCATACAGATCACCACTTGACAACAGATTACATAGATACTTTCCTGATTTCTATATAAAAGTAAAAGATCTTTCTGGCCATCCTAAAAAATATATTATAGAGATTAAACCTAAAAGACAATGCACTGAACCAAAGATTCAGAAAACTAAGAATAAAAAGTATGTAAGAGAAGTGATGGAATATGCTAAAAACCAAGCAAAATGGGGTGCAGCAAAAGATTGGTGTAAAGATAGAATGATGGAATTTAAAGTATTAACGGAGGATAACTTACCAGTATGAGCAGACTTCAACCCATTGCAGATAAATTAATAGGTCTTGATATCAATAAAGAAGACCCAGAAGAAATGATGCTGGAAATTTTAGAAGCTTTGAATGATTCTAAAGTCATCCTTCCAGAAGAAGGTGGGTTCTATACCTTTGTATACCTACCAAAGACTCCTAATATAGAGTATGACGAATTTCCTTTAATAGCATGTATGGAATTAAAACCATGGGGAATTAAGGGATTTAACTACCATTGGGGTAAAATGAGGAATTATACATGGGCAGAAGTGGTAGGAGAATTTCATGAATTAGAAGCAGGAGCAGAACTTGAACAAGCAAGATCCTTCGGATATGCCAAATTCAAGCTAAATACATAAAAATACTATTTTCGATGGCAGTCGCACCACCTGGGACAGAAAAATTATACAGATACCCCTATGACATGATCGATAAGGGTATGGATTATTTCCAAATCGAAGTTGTGAAATATGAACCCAATAAAGGGGGATTTAATGCTACTGCTGCTGACAAAGATAAAGTAGCGGGATTTGATGCTTTATCAGGAGAAAAATTCGATTCAGAAGAATATAAGCAGAATATGAGTCAAAGACTCTTTGGAGATGACGCAGATGATAGTCTTGCAACTGCTAATGTTAAACAAGGACATGAAGAATGGGGTAATGAAGAAAAACATCCAGCAGATAAAGTAATCATATTACCAATACCACAAAATATACAAGATAATAATGGAGTCACTTGGGGTGAAGATAAATTAAATGATTTTGCTGCCTGGGGGTTAACTAGAATTGGTGATGCAATGAACCAAGACAACATATGGGGTGATAATAGTATGTTAGGATCATTAGGTAATACTATGAAACAATTGGGAGATACCAAAAATGGTACGAGAGGGAGACAAATAATTGAATATTTTAAACTAACTGCTGCTGCGGCTGCAGCAAATGCCCTTGGAGCAAATGTATCAATAGGTTCACTCCTTTCAAGAACTACTGGACAAGTTATTAACCAGAATGTTGAGATGCTATTTAGTGGTGTCCAAGTTAGAAGTTTTAATTTTCAATGGGATTTAGCTCCTAGAAATATAGACGAAACAGACACAATTAAAAGTATCATCAGAATTTTAAAACAAAGAAGTGCTGCAAAAATGACTAAATCTAATCTAGGATTTTTAAATGCACCAGATGTATTCAGATTAAAATACATGAAAGGTGGTGAATCACATCCATTCTTAAATAGTTTTAAAATCTCTGCTCTTAAAAATATGACAATGAATTACACTGGAAGTGGAACTTATACAACATATGAAGATGGAACACCCGTTCACATGCAACTAGGATTGACTTTTAGTGAACTCAATCCAATATATGCTGAAGATCATGACAGTGCAACCGTCAGCGGAGTAGGATACTAATGGCTAGTCATTACTTTAAACAACTTCCAAATATTGGATATAGAAATCCAACTTCTAGTAGTAATACAAGTGACAACTATGTTGTTGCAAAAAATTTATTTCTAAGAACAAAAGTTAGAGATGATATTTACACTGATATTACATTCTTACAGTCATATACCATTAAAGAAGGTATCAGACCAATGGATGTTGCTGAAAGTCTATATGGTAGTCAACAATATGATTGGGTTGTATTAACTACTGCAAATATAATAAATGTTAGAACTGAATGGCCAATGAATAACCAGTTATTATATGATTATTGCTTAGACAAATATGGAGTTAGTGATATAAACGCTACAGCATACTATGAAACAACAGAAGTAAAAGATGCACAAGGAAGATTAGTACTTCCAGCAGGTAAAATTGTAGATTCTAATTTTACAATACGACATCCAGATACTCACAATATTACACTTAATCCTGTTATAGGAATAACTAATCATTTATCAGAAACTCGAAATAACGAAAAGAAAAGACATATTAAACTTATGAGAAAAGGATATCTATCGATGTTCTTAATGGATATGAGAGATACATTAAAATACGCTAAATCATCTCAATTCATAAGTAATACTTTAAAGAAAGCTCATAACCCTGATAGATAATCATTTAAGTTTCGGTCCATTAGCCCATCCCACTAAAGCCAATCGCTCTCCTTTGGTTACAGGACTAGCTTTATGTGGGCATCTGGAGTCAAAAACAATAGATGATCCTTTTGCTTTAGGAAATTGACAATGTTGATTAAAATAATCTATAATAGTTAATTCTCCACCATCATAGTCTTCTGGATCAGAAAGTTGAAGAGATAAAGTTAACTTTCTCCAAACACTCTTATTTGGAGAAACTCCATAATCACTATGCCATTGGAAATTACCACCGACACCATACCTAAGAATTTGAAATTCATATAAAGTAATATCCATTTGATAGTACTTCTTATTAATAACATCAAGTACACTTTTTCCTATTGATGCAGGAATGCTATCAAATTCAGGGCAATGAATATCACATAACCTAAAATCTTCTATAAGTTTATCATTAACATGATCATAATACTCAGAACGATGTGTTTTCCAAAGTTCCTCTGGGATATTCTTACAATATTCTGATAGCTCCTTAATAGCATCGTCACTTAATGCAGCAACATAAAAAGGATCTTCGTGTGAATGGTTAAATTCATCACTATTTTCTTCAAAATTTGACATTATTAATGCTTCAGATCAATGCTTCCAATTCCGATGTATTAGTAGCATTATTAATAGTTGTGTATGGTACTGCAGGATTTGACTTAAGGGATGCAGATTCCCCTTTCATATCAGCTATTGCCTGTATATCTGCATTCTCTTTCTTAATAGCAAGAAACTTAGCTTCTAATGTCTCTGTAGTAAGTGTCTTTGCTTTAGCAAGATCTGCTGTAACAGTCTTACTACCATGATTATATGTCCATGCAGTTCTAAAATCATTAGAAGGTAGATCAGCAGGATTAATAACTGAGTAGTTAGCTGTTGGAATATCCTTTGCTATAACAGCATCATCCGATAGAGCACAATCCATTGTGGGGATTACTACTCTACAGTTACCGTTAGCATCGGCATATGCGATAACTTTATTGCGTGACATTAGGATGGTGCAGCAGATACTACGATGTTTTGAGCTGTTGGTTGTGCTTTCAAAATTTTAGCCTTCGCCTTAGTATCATCCTCGGCAAAAACATCAACTTGTGTAGTATTTGTATTATTGCCATCATCATAAGTGGCAATATAATGGTTTGCAGTGAATGGCATTTTTTGCAATCAATATGTTTTAATTATTTATCTACAATAAAATCACCAATAACCATAGAATCAATATCCATGCTCACAAAAGATTTTATTGCATGATAAGGAGTTTCAACAATAGGTTGTCCATTATCATTAAAAGAAGTATTAAGTATAGCACTTGGATCCAATCTAGTCAATAAATCATATACTTTTGCATTTTGAGTTCGGTTAACCGTTTGTATTCTACATGTATTATCAACATGAGTAATCGCAGGTAACTTATCAGTTTTTGCAGTCTGTGTATAAAGCATATGTGGTGTAATAAACCCCTCATTAAAATATTCAGATACTTTATCTTCTAATACAATACCAGCAAATGGTCTCCAATATTCTCTATGCTTAACCCTCTTATTCATAATATCTTTATTCTCTACCCTAGTAGGATTCATAAAGATAGATCTAGAACCTAATGCTCTGGGACCATGTTCTGATCTACCCTGGAACCATCCAACAATTTTATTATCATTAATCAGATCTGCAACTACATCAACATCATATGCTCTATATTTAAGATCAAACATATTAAGATACTTTAATACTTCATCATTAGAATACTCTAGACCTAACAAGGCAATATTATCTGGAAGAGAAATATCCTCTCCATTCTCAACACATCCCCAAATAGCAGCACCAAAATG